CTTGCATAATGCCCACCCCATCAATTCCAAGAGGGCCTCGCCCGCCGCGTTGGCGGCGACCTCCACGCCTGCGTCCTTGTCCATTTCGCATAGGAACAGATTTCATTGGAGGATTTCGAGCCTTTCTGGCTCTGCGCGGACGATTTTGTCTCTTTGGACCTTTCATCAACGCATTTCGCTCTGCCTTTTTCAGAGCTGAGAATTGTTTTTTACTTAAAGTTGCCATTTTCTTTTAAACTGCGCCAGTTTCATTCTTGGGGCGCCCAAAGTTAAGAAAAGAACTTTGAGGGATAAACAATCAAACCCATCCCTACGATAACTTAGAAAGCAAAAGGGTGAGTCAATGAAAAATCTAACATCGACTCATCTAGACCTCCTGCCTCTGATCCATCATAAAATGCCTCTATCGAGGAAATCTCTGGCACGCCAACAAAGGCGTACGATTTGATCATTGGGTCATCTAAATTATTCTGTACTTCATCACTTTTAACTAGAGCAGAATACGCTGCGTAGAAGACATCAAAATACTCCGAAGGGTATGACATCACCATAAGCGTAAACTCTTTTCCTAAATGCTGAGCTAAACTTAGCTTGTTTTGCTCATAAATCATAGTAGTGGCAAGACGTTGAACGTCGTACAAAGGTAGCCATCTTCCTCCCATCTTTTTAAAAGAGGCACCGAGAAAGGAGAGGACGTGCAAATCTGCATCAAGTCCTCCAAAGAAGAATTTTAACTTCAATCCATATCTACCAAGATGCCGGCCAAGGAACTCCTGATCGCACATTAGCGAGAATTCCTCGTCCAGGGAGAAAACATTGTCATCACCATATAAGTTAACTAGTTGATCATGAACAAGTGAAAAAGGAGGGGGTGAACCGACTTTCTGAAGGTAGGCTTCATACAGGCCGGCTGCAAAAATTATTATATGGCCAAAGATATTATCACGGGTTGTGCACCCTGAGCCTGAAGCATTTCCATATGTTTTACGAATAACGTTGCCGTTAGTCAACTTTAATAAAAAGTTACATGTATTCTCTACGTTCCAGAGAAACTCTTCTAGCTCTTCCTCGGGGATTTTACCCTTTTGGAGGAGGATATTATATATATCTTTGAGGAGGGGGAGAAATTTGTCCCACCCGCTAACATCATAACAACCACGATAGCGTTTAAGTAGAAGCTTTTGAGCTAATCTATCAAATCCACCGCCATAGGGATTGAAACCATAGGCGGACCAATGTTTGTTCATCAGGCGCAGGGATATACGCTTTCCAAACTTTAGCTGACTCCAAAGGAGTTCAAAACAGGGTATTTGAAACAACCTGATTTTATTCTCCT